CCCCGGAGCATCCACGCTCCGGGGCCTTCGCCGTGGCCGGGGTTGTCCCGTCGATAGAGGCATGGTTTAATTAATCCATCGGGACACTGACCAAGGAGAGCACGATGACGGCTTCCCCTCGTGAGCTGGCGGCCCAGGGGTTTTCCAAGGGAGACCGGGTGGAAACTGGAGCAGGCCGGACAGGTGTCGTCCACGATGTGAACACCTACGCAGCCGCCATCGTCACCGTGAGGTTCGATGACGACCGTATGCGCTTGTCGCCGTGTCTGTATTTCAGCCTGACCAATCTGTCCCGCCAAGCCCGTTGACCAAGGAACGAGGAACCGACCGTGGAATACACCGTCACCGTCACCCGGCCCGGACAGCCCACCGACGACGAGCCCGTCCGTTACAACGACGAAACCGCATCACTCCTGCTGCGCCGGGCCCTTCGGCAGGGACTCGCCCTGTCCGCCGAGGCGGAGACCGGACGAATCACCCTCTCCGACGACGGTCGCCGAATCACGCTCACGCCGGCCGAGCCGCTACCGAAGCCGACCGCCGCGCAGCGTCGTGAGATTCTGGCTTTGGCCTCCAGCGCCGGACCTATCGAGTGGGAGTACGGGCGACGCAACGTGGTCCAATTGCGCGACTGGGGGAATGAACGGCTGCTCGTCCACCAGACGACCATGTCTCTGATCAACGGCGGGTACCTTGGGCCGCTCGCCGGTAAGGGCAACCCCGCTCATCTGTCACTGCTGGCGTACTTGGTGATCGGCAAGGACGACGCAGCGCTGGCGGCCATGCTCCGCAACGTCTACCGGCAGTCCGTCACCGTTTGACCACCTCGCACACGAAGGCCCCGGAGCACCTCCGCCCCGGGGCTTCCGTGTGCGAGTAGGCGATATCCGCCTCTCCGCGTACAGTGCCCGCGTTTCCCCGACTTCCTCGGGTCAGGGTGCACAGGGGTGTGAGCCCCGCTGGTGGTGGCCGGCGGGGCTCACGCATGTCCGTAGCGGTTTGCCGTGAAAACGGCCATTTGGATGATCGCGGCTACCATGCCCCCGATCCGAACCGGGGAGGTATGACGTGCCGTGGTACGACGCGTTCCGAGGGCGCCAGGCGCACGAACCGGCCCCGCTGCTACAGCCGCCCGACGCACTGACGGCCGCCGCCGCTCCGCCCCCGGGTCCGGAGACCAAGTTCCTGCGTCGCACTGAGGCGTGGCAGGAGGAGGTCTGGCGCTTCCACGAGACCCTCGGCGAGTTCAACTTCGGCGTGGACTGGCTGTCGAACATGCTGTCCCGGGTGCGCCTGCGGGCCGGACGGTTGAAGCCCGACTCCGATGAGCCGGAGATCGTCACCACCGGCACGGCCGCTGAGCTGATGATGCTGTTCGGCGGCGGGGTCGCCGGCCAGTCGCAGATCATGCGGCGGCTCACGGTGCAACTCGCCCTCCCCGGTGAGGGGTACCTGGTCGGCGAGCAGGACGGCAAGGTCGAACGCTGGCAGGCCCGGTCCGTGGACGAGGTCCGCGTGCAGTCGGGCAAGTACCAGGTGATGGACGAGGAGTCCGCAGCCACCGGCCAGGACTGGCGCGACCTCGCCGAGGATCACCACGTCGTCCGCGTCTGGCGGCCCCACGGCCGGTACTTCCACATGGCCGACTCCCCGGCCCGCAGCGCCCGGGACATCATGCGGGAGCTGGAGCTGGTCAACCGGAAGATCACTGCCGAATATCTGTCCCGGCTGGCTTCCGCCGGTCTCCTGCTGCTCCCCGATGAGTTGATCTTCCCGGTGCGCGAGGAGTTCGCCAACGACCCGGACAACGCCAACCCGCTCATGTCCGAGTGGATCGAAATCGCAGCGACCGCGATCCAGAACCCGGGCACCGCGTCCGCCGTGGTGCCCATTCCGCTCGTCGGCCCGGCAGAGGCCATCGAGAAGGTGAAGCACGTCGACTTCACGCTGAGGATCGACGACAAGATCATCGAACGCCGGGACAGCGCGATCAAGCGGCTGGCCACCAAGCTGGACATGCCCGCCGAGATCTTGCTCGGCATGGGTGACGTGAACCACTGGGGCGCCTGGCAGCTTGAGGAATCCGGCCTCAAAACGCACATCGCTCCCATCGCGGAGCTGATCTGCGACGCGCTGACGCGTGGCTACCTCCAGCCCCGCCTGGAGGCCTCCGGCGAGGACCCGGCTGCGTGGGTCGTCTGGTACGACATGAGCGAACTGGCCCTGAGCCCGGACCGCAGCGGCAACGCGACCCTGGCTTACGACCGGATGGAGCTGAGCGGCCCGGCGTACCGGCGCGAGCTGGGCTTCGACGAGGACGATGCGCCCACCGACGACGAGCTGAAAGCACAGGCCCTCAAGGTCATCATTCGCACGCTGCCGTCCGGCGCTGCCTCCGCCATCGCCCAGCTCATCGGCGAGGACGTCCCGCAGATCGTCCCCGTCTCCCCGCAGGACCCCGGCACCGCCGAGGCCGTGCAGCAGGGTGACACCCCTCCGCCCGGCGGAGCCCAGCCGCCGGCCGAAAGCGAGAACGCGGGTACCGGCCCGGAGACTCCGGCCGACGAACCACCGCCGACGCAGGACCGGACGGGACCGCCGTCGCGGGAGCAGCAGGCTACGGCTGAACGGGCGCGGCTCCTCGTGCAGCAGGCCCGGACGCAGCACATGCTCCGGGTCGGTGCGGGCAACCGGTGGGATCTGCTCCACCCCGGCATCTGCGGCGAGCACGAATACTCCTGTCCGTTCACGCACGCGGTCGCCACGGCGGCGCCCTCTGCCCGGCCCGGGACGTCGGGAACATACCTGTGCCACCTGGACGCCTTCGGCCGCCTGGTCCTTGACGGCCGCAGCCCCTACGCCGACACCACGTCCATGATCTCCACGTCGCTGATGCCAAGGGCGGTGAGCAGCCATGCCCCCGCGTACTGAGCGGATCGACTTCGGAGACGGGCACACCGGTGAGTGGGAAGGCTGGCACCCGGACCGTGAGCTGAACCCGCATCTCGTCGGGATCCCGGACGTGGAGAAGTGGGGGCTCACCATCTACCACAAGAACCCGGCCGGTCAGGACTGTGCAGGGTTCGTCACGCTGGACGGTGAGGTGCAGCGACGAGTGGAGCCGAACCGGACCAACCGCTGGACGGTGGAGAGCTGGGACCCGCTGACCCTCAGCCCGTCGGTGCTCTGCTCCTGCGGGGACCACGGGTTCATCAGGGGAGGGCGGTGGGTGCGCGCATGACTGGACACCAGCACCCGCACCCGCCGGCCGTGGCGGCCGCCGCCGACGGCTCGCACACGCAGGGCTGCATGATCGCCCTCATGCCGACGGCCGGGGATGCCGAACGCCTCGCGATACCCGGCGGCGAGCCGGCCGCCGAGCTGCACCTGACGCTGTTCTACCTGGGCAACGAGGCAGATGGCTGGGACGACGACATGCGCAACGAGCTGGAGGCGCTGGTCCGTTCACGGGCTGAACTGTTGCCTCCGCTCAAGGCGAAGGCGTTCGGCGCCGCCCACCGGAACGGCGATGGTGACGAACCGTCGTGGGTGTGGTCGGTCGGCGATGACCCGGACGCGGGCCTGGCGGACAGCACCTTGCACGAGATGCGATGGGCCGCGCAGGACGCGCTGGAATCCACGCACGAACGCCCCGAGACTCCCCCGCAGCACACGCCCTGGGTCGCCCACGTGTGCGCGGCATACAGCGACGACCCGGCGTTCCTGGCGAAGATGGAACAGCGGCTCGGGCTGATCACATTCGACCGCATCCGGCTGTCCTTCGGCGATGACGACAGGGACGTGCCGCTGGCCGCCACAGCTATCAACCTCACGGCCGCCGCTGGGCCGCTGCGCCGGGAACCGACCGAGTTGGAGGTGGCCTCGCGCGTCGACTTCGCAGACGTGCACCGCGAGTGGGAAGCGGCAACGTCCCGGGCCTTCCAGTCGCTCAGGTCGGTAACGGCTGCCTGGCGGCTGGACCTGCGTCAGCAGATCACCCGCGATCTCGCCGACGACCGGCTGGACTCCGTGCCGGAGCTGACCCTGGACAGCCGGGCCGCATCGGCCACGCTGCTCACCCTCATGGAGGAGTACGCGGTCAAGGCCGGCCGGGCCTGCCAGCGCGAGGCGGAGCAGCAGGGCGTCACCGTGCCGGACTGGTCGCTGCCCGACGGCGAGGAGGACGCGGTCACCGCAGCCCTGACGGGGCGGCGGCTGCTGACGTCCGTCGCGGAGCTGACCAGCGACCTCATGTCCGGCGCGCTGCTCACGGCCGCGAAGCGCAAGTTGTCCGGCCTGCTCCGCTCGAACCGGCCGACGGACCAGGTGGCCGCCGAGGTGGACCGGGAACTGGCGGCGGTGGACGACACAACCGTGCGCGCCGCCGTCGGCAACGCAATGACAGCCGCTCAGAACGCGGGCCGTCACGCCGTGATGGAGGCCGCACCTCCAGCGTCCTCGTACGTGGCGAGCGAGATCCTGGACAGCCGGACGTGCGAACCGTGCAAGGACATCGACGGCCGCACCTTCACCGCCCTGGACTCCGCCGTGGCGGAGTACCCGGTCATGGGCTACCGGGACTGCACCGGCGCCCGCTACGGCAACGCCTGCCGTGGCTTCATCATCGCCGTCTGGCAGGAAGTCAGAGACCCGGCAACCACGACAACGGCGGCGGGCGGGTGGAAGGCGTCGCACTTTCACGGCACCCCCGGCAGGCCCAGTTACCGCAAGTACCACCCCAGCGGACGGAACAAGAAAGAGGGCAGCAGGGGCAAGACCCGGCACGGGAAGGGCGGATGGATCGGCAGTGACAGGTTCACCGAGCAGGAACATGAGGACGCGATGCTCGACTACATGGGCCGCGACTATCGAGACATGAACGCCCTGCTCCGGTCGGGCACCGACCCCAAACGCGCCACTCTGGAAGAGACCCGACACCGGATCTCCGTGCTCAGTGACCTGATCGACGTTCAGGAGCCGATTGCCGAAGACAAGACGGTATGGCGCGGGACCCGACAACTTCGGCTCGGGTTCAAGCCTGGAGACGAATTCCACGACAAGGGGTTCACCAGCACTTCTGGGGACAAAGGCGTGGCTGCGTCGATGACCGGCGTCGGGGGCTCCCTGTTCAAGATCCGAATCCCGAAGGGGGCGAAAACCCTGGACGTGGTGAGTTTGGGCGGGGAGCACTCCGAGGCGGAATTCATTCTGCCCCCGGGGTCGAAACTTCGCGTTACCAGTTCCGACGAGCCAGACGACCCGTTGCAGACCGCAGTCTACGAAGTGGAGATCGTCAATGCCTGACGAACAGTTCGCTGACCGCATCTCCGACTGGAGTCTGGACAGTGTCGTGGTGGACAAACGGGCCAAACCGAAGCCAGCTAAGAGGGACGACAAGTCAGCCGCGCAGTACGCGGCGGAGGGAGACGCCGTGACCACCGAAACCGAGACACTGAGCAAGGGCGACCCGAGCCCCGGCACGCCGAAGGACAAGCGGCTGAAGGAGAACCAGGACGAGGACAAGCAGTGCCCGCCCGGCATGGAGCTGGACGAGGACACCGGCGAGTGCGTGCCGACATCGGAGCAGGATGCAGCCGGCCGCGCAACGGCGCTGCGCGGTGAGCACGGCCCGGAGACTCTGGCCCACGGTGCGGCGGCCGACGCTGAGAGGGTTACAGGCCCGCCGGTCAGCGAGATGGGTGCTGGAGACACCGCGCCGTGGCGCGGGCCGCTGACCGTGGAGGGCATCGAGACCGGCGACGGCCGCGAGTTCAAGCCGGACGCACTCACCTGGGCCGACCTGCCGCTGCCGCTGCGCTGGAACAAGGAGGACAGCCACGGCGGGGAGCCGCACACCGTGGCGGTGAACGTCGGCCGCATCGACAAGGTCTGGCGTGAGGACGGCGGCCTGGTCATGGGCGAAGGCGTGCTGGACTTGTCCACCGAGGACGGCCGCACCGTTCACGGCAAGATCAAGGGCCAGTTCCTGCGCGGGGTGTCGGTGGACGTCGACTCCATCAAGGACGCCGACATGGAGCTGGTGTGGCCGACTGATCCGGACGAGGACGGTGAGGGCTCCCCGTTCGACATGCTGTTCGCCTCGCCGGAGAAGGTGGTGTTCAACAAGGGCCGCATCCGGGCCGCGACGCTCGTGGACATCCCCGCGTTCGCCGAGGCCTACATCGCGCTGCTGGACGAGGCGGGCGCGGTCGTCGCCGGCGGCGAGCCGATCGGTGCGGTGCGTGAGGCGCGCGTCCGGTCGGTCCAGGCGCGCACGGTCGAGGCGCCGCTGCGTCCGCCGGCCGGCTGGTTCTCCAGCCCGTCCCTGTCCGTGCCGACGGGGATCACCGTCACCCCGGAGGGCCGGGTGTACGGGCACGCCGCGCTGTGGGGCACCTGCCACATCGGTCAGGAGGGCGTGTGCGTCACCCCGCCGCACGAGGAGGCTCACCCGTACTTCATGACCGGCAACGTCTGGACGGAGGACGGCGGGTCCGTCGGCGTCGGCCAGATCACCGTCGGCACGGGGCACGCGCCGCTGTCCTACGGCTACCGCGCGGCGGCCGACCACTACGACAACACCGGAGCCGCCGTGGCCGACGTCGCCGTGGGAAACGACGCGCACGGCATCTGGGTCGCAGGCAGCATCCGGCCCGGTACGTCTGAGCAGCGCATCCACGAGCTGCGCGCGGCCGGGCAGGTCTCCGGCGACTGGCGCCGCATCGGCGGGAACCTGCGCCTGGTGGGCCTGCTCGCGGTGAACGTCCCCGGCTTCCCGGTGCCCAAGCTGAAGACGCATCTGACGTCCGGTCAGCAGCTCGCCCTCGTCGCGGCGGGCATCCCGCAGCTTTCCGAGGGGCTGACCGAGGACGAGCTGGACCAGTGGGCGTACCGCCGCGTCCTCAAGACCCTGTCCCGTCAGGTCCACGGAGAGGAGTGACCGATGTTCCACCGCACGGAGTTCACCCGGATCAACGGGCAGCGTGTCCGCTGCTCGTGGTGGCAGTTCGGAGACCGGATCTTCCGGTACCGCGAGTACGGAGAGGAGTGATCCGCATGCGTCTCGTCGTAGAGCTGGGGTGCGGCTGCAACAAGCCGCCGCCCCCTCCGCCGCCGCAGCCGGAGCCGATCGGCGGCTGAGCAGTGACAACGGCCGAATCGTCAGGGTCCTTGTGACTTTTGGCGATTCGGCCGCTTGTGTGTACGGTGCGCGCCGACTTGATCTCGGCCGCTCTCCCGGAGGTTGACGTGCCGGAACCCGAACTGTTCACCGCGCCCGACGACCTCTCCCTTGTGGGGGAACCGGAGCTGCGCGAGCTGGAGTCCACGGCGGTCGGCGAGTTCGACCGCGTCTCGGGCCTTCAGCAGATCCTCCCCGAACACATCAGCTACAGCGAGCGCCTCACGCGCGACCTGGACCGCATCCGCGCCGAGCTGCGCGTGCGCGCGGTCCGCGCGGAGGAAGAGGCCACCACCGCGCAGCAGGAGGCGACGCGGCGCATGGCGCTGCTGCGCCAGTCCGTGCACGCCGGTGAGGGCGGCGAAGGCGGTGACGGAGGCGAGGGCGCCGCCCCCGTCACCGCCGGCGGCCGTGTCGACCTGGCCGCGCTGACCGAGGCCACCGCCAAGGGCGTTGCCTCCATCCTGTTCGGCGACCAGGCGCCGGAGTCCGTGCGCAAGCGCGTCGCCTCCCTGAGCCAGGTGCGTGAACGCGCCCCTCAGGCCAAGGCCCCGAACGCTCAGACCATGGCTGTCACCGCGTCGGTGGACATTCCGGGCGTGGCGGCCGGGCAGTCCATGCCCACGCTGGAGGCCCTGTCCGAGGCGTTCCGCGCCAAGGCCAAGGCGGTGCCGACCACGCAGTACGGCGACCGGGGCGCTCCGCGTCACCTGGTGGCCTCCGTGCGCAACCAGTTCGCGCACACCGTCGACGACCGCACCTCCGCCTCCACGGTGGAGGAGCTGTGGCACTCGATGACGCAGGAGGGCGGCAAGGCCGATGCCCTGCTGGCCGGTGGTGGCTGGTGCGCCCCGTCCGAGGTGAGCTACGACTTCTTCAACATCGCCGACACCCCCGTGGGTCTCATCGACCTGCCGACCGTCGGTGTTTCCCGAGGTGGCATCCGCTTCCCGGTCTCCCCGTCCATCGGTGACGTGTTCTTCCAGAACGCGGGCAGCAACCCGGCGAGCGGCTTCGGCGGCTTCGCCTTCCCGTTCAGCAACGCGTCCGACCCGTGGCTGTGGACCGAGGCCGACGACATCGCCACCGTCACCGGCTCGGTGAACAAGCCCACCCTCCGGGTCCCGTGCCCCACGTTCGACGAGGCGCGGCTGGAGGCGTACGGCATCAGCCTGACCGCCGGTAACCTCACCGACGACGCGTACCCCGAGGCGACGCAGAACTTCATCCGTCTGCTGCGGGCCGCCTACGCGCACGTCATCAACGCCCGGCTGATCTCCCTCATGGTGGCCCGTTCCACGTCGGCGATCGCGCTGGGTGCGGCGAACAAGCCGGCGGCGCAGACGCTGCTGAACGGCGTGGAGCTGGCGGCGATCGACTACCGCGCGAAGTTCGCCATGCGCGAGGACGCGGTGCTGGAGGTCGTCCTGCCGCGCTGGACGCTCGCGGTCATCCGGGCCGACCTCGCCTGGAGGACCAA